CCCTCTTATGTTCTAATAAGAAGGTTAATAATTTTTGGATCTCTATAAACTCATTACAAACTGTGATGGCATAACTTATTTTCATATCTATTCTGGTAATACGCCAATATACGATAAAGCTTCTATGAAATCACGTTCTTTAAAACGAGAAAGTGTAGACATATCAGCTCTGTACTTAGCTCCTTTATATTTATTTTCTAAATCATCTTCAATGGGGATTGCTTTTACCCCCGCCCACTGCCAATTATTTCTTCCAGAACCCTCAGCGAAGACCATTCCTTTTTCTTCTATATTAATAGTAGAGGGTATCCAAATCTTACCTGTGTCTTCTTCTTCATCTATTAATTCTTTATGTAGTTCAGGTAATACTTCAAGTTGTTCTTTTAAAAACTGGCTTCCACTCACCATAATGGAGTTAGATTGAAAACCACAACCATAACATAACTCAATTGTAATCTCTTTATTTACCTCTTGAGAATAACAGGCATCTGAACCACATCGTGTACATTCTTTTAATTCATCGAATTTCATATTAGTCTACTTTAGTTAATTGTGATAAATTTAATTTAACTTGCTGTGAGAATTTAGGTATATTTTTTTCTAAAATATTACCTATTAACTCCCTCATCTTAGCATGAGAAAATTTGTCTTTAACATAATATTTTTGTTTTTTTGCTTTAATATGGTATTGTTTATACTTTTTATACACTTCCTTTAAAGACGCAGTCGCATGAGGTTCACTTACCTTAAACCATTGTGCTTCTTGAATAAGCCAATTATTGGCAGCTGTTGGGTGTACATTTTCTAAACTACCAGGAAGTAATATGGTGTATTCGGGGTTTAAGAAATCTAAATATCCTGACCACCCTGAGGCAATTATAGGCTTCCCGGTCATACCAAATTCTAATAAAGGTCTTCCAAATCCTTCACCTTTAGTAAAACTAACCATTGCTTTAACTTTAGGATGGTTATATAGTTCATTTATTTCACTATCATCAAACTCCCCATTTAACAAATAAACATTAGGGAGGTTTTTAGATTTCATTTGTGATTTTATAGATTTTATCCTATTCAAAATTTCATCCCTACTTACATAAGAAGAAACACCTAAAGAACATTTTAATATTAGAGCTGGTCTTTTATTTTTAGGTTTATCTTTAAATGCTTCATAAAAGGTTTTGATTGTCACTCCTATATTTTTACGATCATGTCCATAAGCACCTTGCATCCAATGACCTACAGATAAATAACAAAATTGCTCAGGTATTTCTTCTAACGAAATTGATTTGACTTCAGAGGGGTTTATAGATTTATAAACATCTAAATTAATTCCTTCAAAGACGGTAAATATTGGTTTTGTTAATTTTACTTTTTCTACAATTTGGTCTGTTCTCGTATCTTTTTTTTCAAATACCATTTTTTCAAAGGTATTCTTAGCAAAATTAGAGGATACTAAATTTATATCCATTCTATTTAACCCCTCAAGCCATTCCACCTTACAAGCCGTGGCCTCAATACCCGCTGTTAACCCAATGTTATATTTACCTATGGGTTGGAATTCATTTGGTATTGTGGATTGCATCCAAATATCAGGTTGGGTACTTTGCCAATCGGGTTTAGCCATATAACTTTTTAAAAAACTCCACTCCTTATGATCGGTGCAAAAACCCCAAGAAGTTTCCCCCCACTTTTGAGGTAATAATTCAACATTATATTTATCTAATTCAATCACTGCTTTTACAAAATCTCTGGATCTTGCTCCATATCCTGAATAAGTATCAAAGGGACATGATATTACGAATCTTGGTTTATTCATTAATATATAATTTTATGGTTTAATAATCTTCCTTTATACTCATTGGTGTTTATTAATTCATATTTTTCTCTTGGTTTCCAAGTTTCAAATAATTCATCAAAAGCTTCTATTACTCTTTTACCTTGAGTTTCACCGGTAAATCCTGCTTCTTCACTTATAGCCCATTTTCTACCTGCTAAACCTCTTTTTGATCTTTCTTCAGGGGATAAGTTATAAACTTCTTTTATTCTTTCTACAGCATCTTCCCATGAACATCTATCATCATAAATGTAAGGGGTTGGAGGTGAACCTTGAATTGACCTTGAAGTTGGATAAACTGGGAATGCCCATTCTCCATGTTCTTTATATGTCCCTCTATGATTAGAGGGGACATCGGCACTAGGTGTAAACCATTCTCCCTTTTCATCTACAAATCTCATTTGATCTTGCATACCACCAGTTGTGTTGGCTATTATTGGAGTTCCTGCTAAAATTGCTTCAGTTAAAGTTAGACCCCAACCTTCATTAGAAGTAAGTAAAATTTGACAATCTGCAACATTATACATATAATTTAACACAGGGGTTTCTAATTTAGAAAGTGAGAATTTAACAGCCTCTGGGTAGCTTTCATCAAATAAATATTCTTTCAAATCACCTAAATGAGTACCAGCCTCAGTAACTAATTCAGTATGCATTAATAATAAACATTTATCAGCTTTTTCTTTAGGTAAGGAATCTAAAAACACCCTATAAGCCATCATTGTATCTGGTATTTGTTTTCTTCTAATATTTCTAGAGTTATAAAATAATATAAAATCATATCCTTTACCTTGGAAGGTTGCATCCTTCCAGGTTACAAATCCAGGATCATCTTTAGAAATAGGTTTGTATATTTCATGGTCTAAACCATGAGGGATATATTTAAATATCCTTGGTTTATTAACATCCTTTAATACTAACTTATTAATATTAACCGTTTGTTTTGAAATACCCATTAATAAATCACATGCTTCATAATAAGGTTTATTAAACATAGGTGCGGGATAATCATCCCAAATATTTAAATATGCAATTGGAATGTTTTTTCTTATTTCTTGCTCCATATTCCATATATGCATAAAATACCTAGGATCTGTAATTAACATTATAGCATCCGGTTTTTCAATTTCTATTATTTGTCTAATAGATTTAGGATCCCCATACCCATCTATTGGATAAAGGGTTACACTAGAATCCTTTACCCCAGAAAGGGTGTTTGTATCATTAGATATATCAAGTTTTTTACCTTTTTCAGGGTGGTTAATGGCTCCACCCAAATTAACCCAATTAAAATGTTGACAGGTTTTCATAACAATCTCTTTAGCAACTGTTGCAACACCCGAATGTACTCTAATATCATCACATATTAAAATTATTTTTTTCCTTTCATCTTTAGGAATGTACTTAAAGTCCTTATTCATTATTTGTCTAATTCAAGATTAATTTGATTTGTTATTTGTTTGCGGAAATTTTCATCTGTAAGGTACAAGAACAAGGCACGATCGGAAAGTTTTTGAAATGAGAATTTACGTTTAACACACTCAATCTTAAAATTTTCAAATAGATCACTTTGAACTTTAACACTGGTTAGTGTCATTTGTTGTTTATTACTCATAGTATTTATTTATTTTATATTTAGTTTATTTGAAATGTGCTCCTGCCCCACATAATTCTTTATCATCAGAATAAGGACAAAAATTACAATTCCATTTAGAAGGTGATTTAGGGTAATCTACTTCCTTAATTTCCCCATTAGAATTAAAACATTCGTTTATAAAACCATTTATTGCGTTTTTTGCTCTACTTATTTTTATTTTCCCACTAGGTGGTGAAAATGTTTGTACTCTATAAGCCTGATGTGGTGACATTAATTTTTCATCGTCCCAATCTAATACTTTCCTTTTAACAATAAAGAATTCTATTTGAATGTTATCTATTGGAATATTGTATTGCTCTGCAAAGAATTTTTTATATAATAAAAGTTGGAATTGTTTATCTTCATTTTTCTTATCTTGTTCTCTCCAACCTCGAGTACTGGTTTTTATGTCTATAATCTTGAAGGTATTCGTTGCTTCATGGTATGTTACAACATCTAAATACCCCATATATAATACGTTATTATACATTTTATTTGGTGCAATTACAATTGGTACTTCACAACCAACTAAATAAGTGCCTTTTTT